GCCGCAGGTAAGTTATGGATCATTGATGATTATCGTAGACTTACTGTCCAACAACAAACAAGAGCCTTTGCAATAGTTGCTGAACTGAGGAAAATAAACACAGTTCAGGAGACACGATTAAATACTGTTGAACAAGAACTAAGCCTTGCAAAAGTAAAACAAGAAACAAGACAATATAAGTTGCCAATAGCACCAATTGTGTTTGTTTCACCAACAAGAACGGAGAGAATATAATGCCAGATACAAGTGGATTTAAGAAAGACACCATAGGTAGTTATATCGTCAAAGATCCTGCGGCCTATCTTACCTATACAGTAGATTGGGTAGATTGGGTTCCTGGAGGCGATAGTCTATCAACATCAACATTTGCCGCATCAACTATAAGTGGTGATGCCGCACCAGTAGTAATTGCCGCAACAACAATTATTGGAGCACAAGCAGTGGTTGAAATAAGTGGAGGTAGTGCAGGCGAGTTATACACTATAACCAACACTATTACAACAACCAATGGTGAAACAGACATACGCAGATTTAGACTCCGTGTAGAACAAAGGTATCTATAATGGACCAGCCAGAGGACAAAAAGAATTACAAGGAGATTGCCAAAGCCAACAAGGACTTGGTAAAACGTCTCTCTGAGATTCACTGTTCATTGGCGGAAATATCCCACATCACAGGAATAAGCAAAGGCACACTAGAAAAGAAATACTCAGGCGAAATTGAATTAGGCAAAGCAAACGGCACAATGGGATTACGCAGAACACAGATGACTAGAGCAATGGATGGAGATCCTAGAATGCTTATATTTTTAGGCAAGAACATACTTGGACAATCAGAAAATCCAAATGGTGGAGATGACTCAACTCCGTTACCTTGGACGGATGAGGATATCTAATGCCACTAACAGCCGCACAAAAACAAGTAGCAACATCAACCAAGCGTTGGAGAGTGCTTATTAGTGGGCGTAGGTTTGGAAAAACTACACTAGGCATTAGAGAGATATGCAAACACGCAAGTGAACCAGGCACAGTATGTTGGGCTGTTTGTCCTAGTTACAGACAAGCCAAAAACATTTGGTGGTTAAAACTAAAGAAGAAACTGTTTGCACTACATTGGATCAAAAAGATTAACGAAGCAGAACTTACAATATATTTAAAGAACGGAAGTTTGATTGCACTCAAGGGCGCAGAAAACTATGACAGTTTACGTGGTAACAGAGTGGACTTCCTAGTAATGGATGAAGTTGCAGATATTAAACCAGAAGCATTTTATGAATCACTTCGTCCAACACTTTCAGACAGTTTAGGTGAAGGCTTGTTTATGGGCACACCAAAAGGATTGAATTGGGCATACGACTTATTCAACAACACACAAACAGATGACGAATGGGCCAGTTGGCAATTTACAACTGAAGAGGGAGGCAATGTGCCACCTGAAGAATTAGAATCAGCCAGACGTTTATTAGATGAAAGAACATACAAACAAGAATACCAGGGATCATTTGAAAGTTTCTCAGGTAGAATATACTACGCATTTGAACGTGAAAAGAATGTTGAAAAATGTGTAGAATATGATCTAGAAAATGGACAGTATCCTGAAATACTTCACATAGGGGAAGACTTTAACATTGATCCTAGTGTGAGTGTTGTTGCATATGAACGTGCTGACGGCGTTATGCACATTATAGATGAAATAGGTATATTCTCAAGTAACACAGATGAAATGGTTGCGGAAATCAAAACAAGATATCCAAAATCAAAGATATTTGTTTATCCAGACCCCGCAGGCAGACAACGTAAAACATCAGCCAATGGAATGACGGATATTATAATACTACAAAATGCTGGCTTTGTTGTTAAAGCACCCAACAGCCATCCTCCAGTAAGAGACAGAATAAACGCTGTCAACTCACGAATGTTAAGTTCAACAGGTGAAGTAAGACTGGTGGTAGAACCTAGGTGCAAACGAATCATTGAAGGACTTGAACGGCAGGTCTACAAAGAAGGATCACAACAACCAGACAAGGATAGTGGCTACGATCATTGGAACGATGCCCTAGGGTATATGGTTCATTTTAGGTATCCTTTACGAAGAGATACTAAACAATCAACAGTCACAACTTGGAAACATAGGACAGGAGCATAACAAATGACGGACTACAATAGACTCACTAGCACAAATGATGCTTATGAAAAACACCACAAGCGATGGAAATTTTTACTCGCTAGTTATATGGGAAGTGACGTATATCGCAACGGCGAATACTTGACACGATACCAAATGGAAACAGAAGTTGAATACCAAGAAAGGCTCTACACAACGCCACTTGATAACCACTGTAAGGGTGTGATTTCAATCTTCAACTCGTTCTTGTTTAGACAACCTGCATACAGAGATTATGCAAGTTTAAAAAATGATCCAAGTCTTGAACCATTCTTAAATGATGCAGATCTAGAAGGTAGAAGTTTAGATGCGTTTATGAAAGACGTGTCAACATATTCAAGTGTGTTTGGACATACTTGGGTAATACTTACAAAGCCTAAAACAAACGCAAGAACCAGAGCAGAAGAGTTAATGCAAGAAGTCCGTCCTTATGCAAGTGTGCTAACTCCTCTTTCAGTTCTTGACTGGCGTTATGAACGTTCACAGTCAGGCTACTATGTTTTAAGTTACTTGAAGTATGTTGAAGATATGGCTGGTGGTGAGATTGTTATCAAAGAGTGGACAGCAGATGACATTTATACAACTGTATTAGATGATGAGAAAAAAGAAGTTCGTAAGCAATTTAATGAAGTTAATGAACTTGGAATGATTCCTGCGATATGTGTTTACTCAAATCGTTCACCTATTAGAGGTGTTGGTATTTCAGAGATTGGTGACATTGCAGATTTGAATCGTGCAATATACAATGAATACTCTGAAATTGAACAGTTGATTAGACTACAAAACCACCCAAGCCTAGTTAAAGTTTCTACAACAGAAGCAGGTGCTGGTGCTGGTGCAATCATTCAAATGGATGAGAATATGGATCCAGGCTTGAAGCCATATTTGTTACAACCAAGTGGTGAAAGTTTAGAAAGCCTATACAAAAGTGTAACAGCCAAAGTAGATGCTATTGATAGAATTGCACACCTAGGAGCAATGCGTGAAAACAAAACTTCATCAATGAGTGGTGTGTCAAGACAAATGGAATTTGAACAACTTAATTCAAAACTATCAGAAAAAGCAGACAACCTAGAACTTGCTGAAGAGCAGATGTGGAGACTGTTTGCTGTCTATCAAGGTAAAACTTGGGACGGATCAATTGACTATCCAGACAGTTTCAACATACAAGACAAACACTCAGATATGGGCTTGTTAGAAATGGCGGCAAGAACAGCACCTGCAGATCCAAGTGTAAAAGCACTACTGGACTTCCGTGTTAAGATGCTGTTGGATGATGAAGAAGAGTTTATATATGATGATGTTGAACGTATGAAAAGCCGCATTAAGAGAAATGCTGAAATGGAACATTCAAGTCTTACAACCGCTACATTTGATGCACACATTGCTGAGATGGTTCAACAAGGCTACACAATGGAACAAATCGTTGAACTACATCCAGAGTTTTTAACTATTCTTACACAAAGGTTAGCCAATGCGTCACAGCCAAGCAACTAAGAAACCTGGCAAACAACTAACGCCATTGAATCAGCCTTGGTTGTATTATCAACCATTTGATACTGATCTAGCAGAAACGCTGATCAAGTATCACTTTGAAGGATATCAAAAGGATTATCCTAAATGGAAAAACCGTTTGAATATGACAGCAAGAAAGAGATGCAGAAGACATCTGTTAGCACTACATAGACTAACATATTGGATGCGTCAAGAACTACAAAAGCAATATAATGAATTTGATGACGTTACAGAATTTAAACAACAATTAGAGGATCCTAGATATGGCGAAGAAAGCAACACTACAACCAACCTATAAAGGATATAACTGTAAAACGGCTGGATGCGGAGGGCATAAAGCAGGGCACAGTTATGCATCAAGCGGTGGAGCAACACCATCACCGCACAGCCAATCATTTAATGAGGGTATGAACACTTATCAATATGCTATTACAGCACCTAAGGTTGCAAAACCAAAGAGTTTGATAAGTTCTAAAGTATTAGGAGCACTTGCCGCAGGTGCGGCACTTGGCGCTAAGAAAGGAGGCTAAAACTATGGCTATGAAGAAAACAAAGAAGAAATCAAAAAAACGAGGCAATCGTAAGTAAACCAACCATTTAACACCGCTATATTAGAAATGGTGATAAATAAGTTTACAACAAATTACTCTAAGGAGGTAGTGTAACGATGGACACAACAACAACCACGGAAGCAATAGAGAATACTGACGCTCACGCAAACCAAGACAGTCAGGCAACAGAGACAGAAGCACAAGGAAGAATGTATTCGCAAACTGAGTTTGATGACGCTATGGCGAAAATGAAACACGCAGTTACGAATAAAGCAATTCGTCCTTATCAAGAACTTGGAGACATTGAAGAACTCAAACAATTGAAGACACAGGCTGAACAAAAGCAGACTGAAGAAGCAATGAAAAAGGGTGAGTTTGAAAAGGTCCTAAGTGATATGGCTTCAAAAAAAGACGCTGAGATCGCAAAACGAGATCAAGTCATTAGAGAATATAGGGTGGATACACCTTTGGTTAATGCGGCGGCAAAATACCGTTCAATCAACCCAGGACAAGTCACATCGTTGCTGAAAGGCAATTTACGATTAGGCTCAGAAGGGGAAGTTGAAGTAGTAGGCGCTGATGGAACAGTAAGATATACAGACAACGGTTCAGCAATGGGCGTTGATGATTTGGTAAAAGAATTTCTTGACACAAATCCACATTTTGTAAATCCTACTCCAAGCACAGCCAACACACAAAGTTCTGTAATGAATGAAACTAAGAATGTTGATGTTAGCAAATTGGATATGTCAAATCCAGAACATAGAAAAATATATGCAGAACTTAGAAAACAGTCTGCATAGCCTAAAATATAAGGAGAACTATAATGGCTAATAATACTACTATCAATAGTGAACTCTTTACCAATCTGTTGGCTGAAGCACAGTTTGCGATGTATGAGAATTCAATTGCTCGTCAAATCGTAACACCGTTCAACTTCCCATCAAACGCAGGTAAAAGTTTACAAATCCCAGTTTATTCTGGTGTAACAGCAACAGCACTAACTGAAGGCACAGCGCCATCAGCGGCAGACACTAACACTACAAGTGTTGCTCTTGCTTTAGCAGAAGTTGGAACATACTTCCAAGTAACAGATATGTTACGTGACTCAGCACAACGCGACGTGATTGCGGACTTAGGTTCACAAGCAGGTAGAGCGATTGCTGAAAAAATGGACGCAGATGCATTTGCATTGTTTAGTTCATTCACTAACTCTGTAGGAACAGAAGATGGTGTGATCACAGTTGATCATATTCTTGACGCTGTTGCTACTCTACGTGGCAATAAAGTTATTGGTCCGTTGAGTTGTGTTCTTGGCCCACGTCAAGCACTACAGTTGAAGAAAGAACTAGCAGGCACAGGTGGAACTACAGCACTTACAGCAAACGCTGTGGGTAATGAAGCACTTCGTGGCTACTACATTGGCACACTAGCAGGTTGCACAGTATATGAATCAAGTCTTGTTAAATCAGACCTAGATACAGATGCTGACGCAGAACTGAATATGGTTGGCGCTGTATTTGCTCCAAGTGCTATTGGACACGCTATTCGTGGCGGAGTTACAATGGAAGAGCAACGTCAAGCGGCGGCTCGTGCAACTGACATTATGATTAGTGTTGTAAAAGGCGAAGCCATTTTACAAAACACTCACGGTGTTAAGATTGTAGGATCAGCAACTGACTAATAATTAGGGCAACTTAATTGTTAATACGTCAAGGAGGGGGTTTGGAAACATTCCCCCTTTTTGGCACTTATTAAACTGGTATCTAGCGAATTCGCTAAATACAATATAAGAGACAGAAGGACTGTTTCAACTATATAAATCACGGGGAAGGACTTCGTATGGCATACGCAACTATTCAAGACTTGCTAGATGTTGACCCACACATTACAGAATATGGTGTGCTGGAGTTTGACGCAGAACTTGCAAGATCAGAACAAGAAATCAACAGACTCTTATCAGTTAGATGGTTCCCAAGTTACAACAAGGGACGCACTGACATTCGCTATTCCAACTTAGCCGTCTTAATGGATGAAACAAAGTTGGATCCAACACAATGGACCAAAGCAACAGTATTTCACGCACTAGCATATCACATTTGCCCTAAACTTACAAAGTTTGAGGCTGAATCAGATCGTTTTAGAGAAATGATGGATTATTATCGTGGTAGGTTTGAAGATGAATTTGACTTGTGTTTACGTCAAGGCGTTCGCTATGATGCAAACGACGACAATGTATTCCAAGACGTTGAAAAAACTCCAGACGTGTTTTTAAGATTGCGAAGATAGAGTTGACTTATGAGCATTAGAGAAGACTTAGCCAACAATATAGTTGAAACCCTAGCAGAAATTAGTTCACCTCAACCTGTTCTAATTACTCGTCAACCCTTCAATGTAGAAGAGTTGGCAATTACACAATTCCCCGCCATCGTAGTCCAAACAACAACTGAAGATAGAGAATTACTCACTATGGGTTCTGCTAGTGGCAGAAAACAAGGTGTGATTCGTTATCAAATCCGTTGTTTCGTAAGAGGCAATGAATTAGATTCAAAACGCAATGACTTAATTGAAGCCATTGATGAGATTCTTGATGGCGATAGATACAGAGACAAAACACGTTCAGTCGTAATGGACTCAACCGTTGTGAGCATTGACATTATAGAACGTCAAGCGCCACTGGCTGAATTTGTAATGAATTTTGATGTTACATATAACTATGTGATGAAAAACAACTAAGAGCCAGAGCGTGAGGGCTAGGTTTAAAGGAGAACTAAAATGAAGATAACAAAGAATGGAATAGTCAAATTTATTGATGAATCAAGACTTGATTATTACGAATTACAAGGTTGGAGTGGAGACGAAAAAGTCAAACTAAAGCCAGTAAAAACTACGGTAACAAAAAAACCCGCCGTTGACGAAGAAAAAGAATCTTCTTCAGAAGAGGCAGTAACAACACTAACAACAAATGAAGATAACAAAGGAGAATATTAATTATGGCATCTTTAGTAGGTAACGCAGGAGTCATCAACGTGAATTCACAAGCGGTGGCAGAAGTAAGAAGTTATTCAATAGAAATCACTTCAGACACAATTGAAACAACAGCAATGGGCGATGCAAGTCGTCAGTATATCAAAGGGCTACACGCTTTTTCAGGATCAGCAGATGTATATTGGGATGCAACGCATTTTGACGCATCAACTAATCCAGACTTAGACGGCTTAATTCAAGGTGCAGTAGGTTCAGCACCAACAGCACTTGTTGTATATCCTGAAGGCACTGGAGCAAACTGGAGTGGCAACATTCTTGTAACTGGCTATTCAATCACCGCACAAATGGACGGTATGATTGAAGCAAGTGTAAGTTTCCAAGGCTCAGGCCCATTAACATACGCAACATCGTAAGAATTTAGAATGGCACGAGTTGATATTACAGGTATCAAACAGTTTATGGAGGCGGCATCCCAAGAGATTGCGGCAACCATAGACAGCCACGCTGACTTAATCCATAAAACTGTGGTGACAAAAACACCAAAGCGAAGTGGAAACGCTAGACGCAACTGGAAGAAAACTAGTAGCGACAGCACAGGTTTTGAAGTTGAAAACCGTGTGCCTTATATAGAGCGTTTGGAGCAAGGTTCAAGTAAACAAGCACCAAGGGGTTTCACTAAGCAAACCCTTAGGGCTACATCTAGAAGGAGAAAATAGATATGGACGGAACAAATCAAACCGTAAGACCAATAGAAAAAATCACTGGACATTTTAGAAATAAAATTACAGGACAGATGAAATCTATCCAAGTTCCTGAATGGGATATGGAAATTTACTTTAAAGAAGTAAACACATTAACAGAAGAATCAAAAATGTTAAGTCTTGCCCAACAAGGCAAAACAATTGAAGCACTTGTAGAAACACTAATCACAAAAGCACGTGATAAGGATGGAAACAAGATCTTTAGACCTGCGGATAAAGTCACACTGATGAATGAAGCAGATCCCAACGTGGTTATTAGAGTCACTGGGGAAATCAATAGTGCCAATGCAGATTCAAATATGGAGATTGCAGAAAAAAACTTAGAGGAGATCCAGATCTAGTTTTCGCTTTTAGATTAGCGAAGGATTTGGGTCTCCCCGTAACGACGGTGTTTGAAATGACAACAGCAGAATTTGCAGGCTGGGCGGCTTTCTATAAAATGGAAGCAGAAGAAAATAAGAAAGCAATGCAGAATTCTAAAAATAAAAGGGGACGGTGACCGTGGCACAGGATATTTACATTAGGTTTAAAGGCGACGCAAGTCACCTTAACCGCACACTAACACAAGTTAATAGAAGTATGCGAACTCTTGACCGTAATGGTAAAGGGGCACGCAAAAGTTTAACTCAAATTGAAGGTGCGGCTGGTAGAGTATCCTCAGCATTGAAACTTGCTGGTGCGGCATTTGTAGGCTTTGCGGCCACAAGCGGCATTAGAGGTATCATACAAGCAACCACAACCTTTGAAGGCTTTAGAGCACAACTTACAGCATACCTAGGCTCACAACAAAGAGCCAATGCTGAGTTGGCAAGAATGGAACAACTTGCAAAAGGTCTTCCTCAAACACTACAAGACTTAACCAATGGATTTGTTGTTCTCAACAGATATGGTATAAGCACAGCCAATGCCAGTATGACAGCATTTGCAAACATTGCAAGTGCCAATAATAAAAATATGAGTCAATTGGCAGAAGCACTTGGTGATGCACTCACTGGTGAATATGAACGTCTAAAAGAATTTGGTGTTAAAGTAAGAAGTGAAAACGGAAGAACCACTGTATTACTAGGCGATCAAATACTAGGCGTTGCAAACTCAGGACAAGAATTAATTAGTTTAATTGAAGACCTGGGTGAAAAAGGCGGCAAGTATTTTGGAGCGGCTGAAGCACAAGCAACCACACTAACTGGTGCTCTCAGTAGAATGAGTGACTCAGTTACACGAGCACAAAGAAATATTGGTGACGCTGGCTTTGGAGCGGCTGTTGGGCAACTAGCAGATAGAATGAGCACCGCACTTGACACAAATACACAACTAACAGAATCAATATCAAGGGGACTTACACAAGCAACTCTACTTGCAGGTGATGCATTGTTCTTGTTGTTTGAAAACTTTGACAAGGTTCTAATTGCTGTTTCAGCATTGATTGGTATTGGTATTGTTAAGTTTATGTTCAATCTAGGCAAAATGATTATTACAACAACCGTTGTTGCTGTAATGGGTCTACTCAAAGCCTTTAAAGGTCTAGCAGTATTCTTAGTAAGAACACTTATTAGAGGAGCACTTGGTGCTCTTGCACTTGCCTTTGGTAAAATTGTATTAGTAACAGGAGCCGTTGCCGCGGCGGCATATGGACTTGCGGCGGCTTGGGATTGGGTGTTTGGCACATCAATGAAACAATCAATTGATGACTTTGCTGGCACAGCAATGGACAAGATATCAGAAGTTACAAATGAAATTACAGGTTTAGGTGCAGAAGCATTTGAATCAGTAACAGGCATTGACAGTCTAAGTGACGCACTTGAGACAGGCAAAAATATAATGGGTGATATGCTTGGTGTTACAGGCAGTCTAACTGATTATCGTGCAGAACTAGCAAGACGCACAGAAGAACTACTTGAACTAAGCAAGAAAAACAATGTTCAAATGAGTCAAGAAGAAGCGGCTACAGAGGCGCTTAATGATATGAAACTCAAAGGTCTTCAAATTGAAGAAGCAAGAATATCAAAATTAAAAGAATATCAAAAAACACAAGAAACAGCATTATCAAACACAGCGGCCGCACTTAATTTAGAAATTAGTTTATTAAATGAAACTGAAAGTGTTAGAAAAGCACACCTAGCAAGTCTCAAAGCAGAACAAGACTTTATTGAGAAAAATGTAAATCTCAAAGACGGTGAAGCGGCGGCATTCCGTAAAGTAATTCTTGCAAGAGAATTAGAAATTGCTAAAATACAAGAAAAATTACATTTAGAAAAAGCACTTGTAGAATTTAGACGTCAAAGCACAGCCGCAGAAGAAGTAAATGCAGGCGCAAGTGCATTTGGCAGAGCCAATCCTTTAGAAGGCGTAAACCAACAATATGCAAAAGAATTAAAAGGCTTAGATCGTTTACGTGATAGAGACTTAATTAACGAAGAAGAATATCTACGCACCAAAGCCAAACTAAATGTAGAACACAGCGAAAAGATGCTGGATCTACGCAAAAAAGATGCTCAAGAACAAATGAAGTTGAATGGTGTTACTAACCAATCAATAGTTGATGCTGTAACATCACAGATGGATGCTGTTGCTATGATTCAACAGGGTGGTGTAGTAGGCGCACAAGGCGCACTATCAGCAATGAATAATGTGTTGGGTCAAATGGCTGGACAGTCAAAAGAAGCATTTGAAGCACACAAGGCATTGAGTATTGCACAAGCATTGATTTCAACATACCAAGCGGCGGCAATGGCAATAGCATTTCCTCCAGGACCACCTATATCGTTCATATATGTAGCAGGCGCACTTGCGGCTGGTATGGCACAAGTAAGTGCAATTAAAAGTCAAAGATATTCAGGTAGATCACTTGGTGGACCTGTTACAAGCAATCAAAGTTATATTGTTGGTGAGAATGGACCTGAAATGTTTACACCAACAAACTCAGGAAGTATTACAAGAAACAGTGATGTAGGTGGAGGACGAGCGGTAGAGGTTAACTTTACAATCAACGCTGTTGACACAGCATCATTTGATGAATTATTAATAAGCAGGCAAGGTGTCATTCAAAGTGTAATTAGTGATGCAATGTTAGAAAGCGGACAAAGGAGTAGATTCTAATGGCAGACATAGTAACACTTTATCCACAAGATCCAAGTTTTAGTGGTATTAGTTTTAAAACTAACACACCAACACTGACAACTGAGACTTTTAGTGGCAAATCACGTAGAACAGGATATGGCACAAGTTTTTATTCTTGGCAAGTAAAGTATCCTACACTAACAGCAGTAGAAAGTTCAATCATTACTGGATATCTAAGTCAAACATATGGTCCTGCTTTTAGTTTTGAAATTATCTTACCTGAAATAAGTCATACAAATAGCCTAACACCAATTACCACAGGTGCAACTACAAATGGCGCAGTATCAAAAGGTGTAAAAACAGTTACACTTGCAGGATGTGGTAATGCTAAAACACTAATTGGTGGTGATTACATTAAGTTTGCAAACCATTCAAAAGTTTATCAAGTAGTAGGCACAGCCACATCAAATAGTGCTGGCGCTATGCAACTTTACTTCTCAGGTAGTTTGGTAGCAGATGTTCCAAGTGGCACAGTAATTGAATTTGATGATGTAAAATTCACAGCAATAGTTGATGCAGATGTTCAACAATATGATATTGGCGTAGGGGGTTTTACTTCATTAAGCGTCAGTATGAGAGAGACCTGGTAAATGAAAAGTTTTTATTCAGATACAGCACTGAGAGATGAATACTACCGTGATGTAAATTTTGCTGTAGACTTACTTGAATTACATCTCAAAGATTCATCAAATGGCAACGCTACCATATACCTAGCATCAGGCGGTGTTGATATTGATTACAATTCACCAACAGCACCAGAAGCAGGCACAAACACATATTCAGCACAAGGTGAGTTTCTTGCATATTCAGCAATTAACGAAGACTTTGACGTAAAGATAGGCAAGTTCTCAATCAACTTGTCAGGGCTACCTAGTGGCTACATTGATAGATTTGTAAACAAAGAACCAGAACTAAAAAGAGTGTGTGTCTATAAGGCATTTTTAAGCACCACAGATTTACAAATTGTTTCATCACCTATACTAATGTATGATGGTGTGATATACAATGTAGGCATACAAGAAAGTTCAGCAACTTGTGCAATCACCGTAGAATGTTCAAGCAAGTTTGCAGACTTTGAAAGACTAGCAGGGCGTAGAACTAACAATTGGAGTAATTGGTTATTGCAAGGTGTCAAATACGACACAGCAATGGAAAAGGCTGGTTACGTGGGCAACACAGAATTTTTATGGGGTAGAAACGAATGATTGTAAGAACAATGCGTCCAGAAGAAATAGATCTAAATGTAAATCTATTTCGTCAATATGCTGATGAAGCCAGTGAAACAAATCCAGCACTAGGTGCACAATATGATGAAAACTCAGTTATAGAGAGTATTAGAAGTCGTGTTATTGCTCCAGATGCGTGTTGGTTTAGTTTAATGGACAACGGACGTCCTGTGGGCTTTATAAGTGGCGCTCTTACACAAGCACCTTGGAACTTTGACATACTGTATGCACACATTGAAATGATCTTTGTGCTTAAAGAAAAGCGTTCAATGGATGTGTTTCGTAAATTAGTAGGTTCAGTTGAAGAATGGGCAATTAGTATGGATGCATCTAGCATAACCGCAGGTGACATTGGTATTGATCCAGAAAGAAGTAAACGTGTATATTCAAGTATTGGATTCAAAGATGGATGCTTTATGACAAAGGAGATTGAACTATGAGTGGTATAGTTAGAGCCATTAAAAAGGTTGTCAAAGGTGTAGTTAAGGCAGTCAAAGGTGTAGTCAAAGCCGTTGTTAAGGTAGTATCAAGTGTTGTTAGTTTTGTTACACAACCATTCCTAGGATTATTTGGGGGATATGATGCACCAGATGCACAAGCAGAAGCGGATCGTCAACAAGGTGTGCAACTTACACGTCAAGGCAGTGAAACAGCAATACCTGTAGTATATGGATATCGTAAAGTTGGCGGAGCAATAACATTTGCAGAAACAGGAAGCACAAACAATCAATATCTTTGGGTTGCATATGTGCTGAGTGAAGGCACAATTGAAGGCCTACGTGAAATGTTTCTTGATGACAATCAATTACCAGAAACAATTATTAGACAATTAAACAATGGACAAACTGTAGACATAACCACTGGCAAATACGCAGGCAGAGTGCAATTACAATTCAGTCACGGCATTTACAATTCAGACCCAAGCGTAAGTAATCTTGGCACTTGGAGTATTTGTAGTGATGCACCTAGTTGGAAAAACTCAATGGTATACAATGGTATGGCTGTGGTGTTTGCACGTTACTATTGGAAGAAAATAGAAACAAATGAAGATTCAGAAGCAAATCCATTTAGTGGAAGCATACCAGATTTAAAAGCCTGCATACTAGGTAAAAAGGTTGCCGCACTTACAGGCACACCACAAAATTACACCTACGCAAACGCACCAACAAGATATTCAACAAACCCTGCAGAATGTATTTTAGATTACCTACGTAATCCGCGTTATGGTAAAGGACTTGTTAATGACGATATTGATTGGGCTAGTTGGCAAGCAACATCAGCCAAATTCAACACAGTAGTAGAATATGTAAGTGGTATTAGTGGACCAATACACACATTTAACTTTGTAGTAAACACTGGCAACACTATATTCAACAACATCAAAACAATGTTACCCAACTGTAGAGCATATATGCCTTACATACAAGGTAAATTCAAATTAAGAGTAGAAGACGCTGGCAATGACACAGATATTACCAGCGGTGTGGCAACCATTGTGGCAACATTTGACAAAGACAACATAGTTGGAGATATTACTTATGGTGCTGTTGAAGCAGGATCAAAATATAACCAAGTAAGTATAACCTACGTCAACCCAGACAACAAATGGTCAAATGATACGGTTGTGTATCCTGAGACTGAAGCAGAGAGACAAACATACATTAACAAAGACGGTGGGCGTGTAAACAAACTTGACGCAACATTTGGCGCTCTTACAAACTATGCCATTGCAAAAGATATGGCTAAACTAATTTTTAATAAATCACGTTATCAAGAAAGTGCCGCACTAACAGTAACTTCACAAGGTCTTGAATTAGAAGTTGGTGACAACATTAGAATACAAAGTCATATGTTGAACTTTGGCACAACACCTTGGCGTATTGTTTCAATCAAATACAACAACGATATGAGCGTGGCATTGGCGTGTGTTAGAAACCCAGACTCAATATATCCACACACAAGAGTTGGTGAAGAAGATATTGTATTGCCTACCTATACACCAAGAGGCGCATCAATTATCTATCCTGAGTTTGACACTACTATTCCAATTGGACTTGTTCCGCCTACTAATGGAGTTGTTCCTATTGTTCATTTACCGCCAAGCATAACTGGTGTTTCACCACAGACGTTTGGATCACCAGGTATAAATGCAGTTACAGTATCAGGCATAAACTTTCAAACAGGTCTAAGTGCAGTATTCATTGGCGATGATGGCACACAATATACACCAAACTCAACATCATTAAACAGCACCAGTGAAGTAGTAATACAAACTATTGCTTCAATGGATAGTTCCAATCAACCATATGATGTTCAAGTTCAAAATACTAGTGCGTTTGGTAGTTTGAGTGCTAGACAAAATAATGTTTTAAGAATTGACGGAACTACAGGAACACCAGATGATCCAATACAAGATCCGCCAATTGTTACACCTCCAGATGATCCTGGAATTACAGATCCACCAAGTGATCCACCACCACCAGGTGAACCACCTACAAATCCACCAGTAGTAGTGCCTGAACCATTGCCACTTACAGATATTGCAGATATTACAGTTATTGATTACTCTGCTGAAGGTGACCTAGTATATGCTGACATTTATTTCCGTCAGCCACAGAATCCAGCATATCTTTGCCTACAAGTTTATTACCAAAGACAAGGTAGAGATGAACCTTGGAGATATTTAGAAGTTAAAGATCGTCCAGGTCCTGGCGAAACAGCAAGTTTCAAATTAGGTCCTTTTGCGGCTAATTCACGTTCAAGTATCACAGTTAGAACAAGAGTAAAATATGGTAGTGGAGAATATTCTACTAAAATAAACTCAGTATTTCTAACACCAGGTGCGGCAGTTGACACTAGTGAGCCTAAAGACTTTATAGAAACAGTAGGTCCAGGTTGGACACCACCTGAAGTAGGCACTACAACAGACAGAGACAACACGTTCTCTAAAATTGAAGCAAGAACACAACTTAGCGGGGGCACACCTAAGTCACCAAGGGAAATTGACTTTACACTAACACAAGAAATATATAATGATCCAATCAACTTTGATGTTAATGGTGTAAAAATATATTACAAACCAACTATTGCAACGGTTTGGAATTATCAAGAGTTTCTATTTGGCACAACTCAAAATGATTATGTGCCAGGCACAGCAAACACAGTAACAATGAGCGTGTTTGGAAATCCAATATATCCTTCATCACCAACAAATGATCAACAGCACTATGATTTCATTCTTAGGCTTACATACAAGGATGGCAAGGAAAGTGTAAAACAAGTAAGATTTGAGGGCTTAAAAGTAGAAGTCAATGCGTTTGGTTTTTATGACTTTGATCCTACATATGGTGCGGCAACAAGAACAGAGGATCACACCGCTGTTAATATTGTGTTGGCAGATCCAAATGCACCAAGCACAAAAGATTTGATCACAGTTGGAGTGCATACGCTATTTCCAGACTATGACAATCCAAATATTAGATTGTTTTTATCACCACCAGATTCAAGTTTCTTGTTAGATTGGGCAGGCATAAAAGTAAGAACAAGAATAATTGAGCCAGGCACTGATCCAGAGTTTGAAGAAACTGTTATTACAAAGACTGGACTTACCGCAGAAGGTTTATGGTTTGATAGAATACCTATTACATATGAAGATGAATATGAAGTTGTAATTACACCTTTGTATTGGAATGGTAGTTCAAGAGAAGAAGCAAAGTTTAGTTGGTTAGGTGCAAGTTATATCACAGATAGACAACAAGGCGCTGACATACCAAGCAACGGCTTTCCACCTAACTTTAAAGAAAAGTATAACTTTAAACTATTAACAACAGCAGATGCTCTTGTAGAAGTAGACAAGCCGTTTCCTGCTCCTGCGAATCCTAGAATAAACGTAGAAGAGTGGAGTCTAAACATACCAAAGAGCAACTTTAATGGTCCAAATGGTTATTTCAAATTAGTGTTTAGTCACGCACACATTGGAGGATATACACAATTAAATGTATATCGCAGATACTACAAACCAAACAACTCATATGGTGGTTACACTCTAAACAAACTAGGTGCTGGCAGATGGGAGAAAGTGCAAGTTACAACTACCAACTCAGGTGGAACAGTAACAGCACATCTAAAATATCCACTAAGTCAGCAAGAATATAATGGTTATTTTGATCCTGCAAAGGCTGTCTCAAACAGCAATCAATTGAGAAGGTTTCCTGGATGGGTAGATGGCTTTACTGGTGAAAATTTTGAATATGTTGCTGTTGCTCAAACCTCAGGTGGAGAATCAAGTATAGCACTTAGATTGCCTCCTATTTCAGCAACATTTAATGGAACAAGACAAGGTGTGTTTATTCCAAACCCAGGTGATAGAATTACAGAAATTGATCCACTTACCCTAAGTGTATATCCTACTGTTTTAGAAAAGAATTTAGACCAAGCAATAGCGCCATTAGCAGATAGTGCTAGATTGTGGAACAGAAAAGCATTTACATCATTTACACTGACTAGTGTTTCACCAGGGAGATTATAATGGCACTACCTACCTACAACGGCATATTTAATTTAACCACTAACTTAATTGAAGCACCTAGCACCAGTGATTGGAGCGATCTAACCACTTGGGATGCCTGGAATAATTGGAGTGGTGAGCCTGCGGCACAATTAACTTGGTTATCAGAACAACTAGACCTAGAAAGTTCACAGTATTTTAACCTACAAGTGTCAACAACAGCCATAGGCACAGTCAGTGAATATACTGTATATGTAAGTCAAACAGGGTCTTTTGCAGGTGAAGAAACATCTACTACAATTACACCTGGCGACACAAACATAGAAGGGTTTTATGGACAGTATGTGGTTGTTCTTGTAACTGTAGATTATGATGCCGCAAGTGGACCACCTAGTATTTCAGATATTTCAGCAACAGCAACATCAGAAAGATTAGAAATTGTGCTTACAGATATCAATTCAGCAGATTTGAACGGTGGATTACAAGCCAAAGAACTTGTATTGCCAAGGAAGGCATCAAAGGTGGTCTCAATGTTCATTCAGCCTCATCAACCAGGTGGGTATTTTACAGTTGATTATGTTGCACCAGATTATGTAGAAACAGCACCACCAGTGTTTGCAAACATAGCAGAAAAAGATAGACTTATACCAAAAGTAAGTTTTGCCACATATGAAGGCATTTACACTAATTCTGTCTTTGACATAAAATTAGCAGTATTACCAGAACAGTATTGCGATACACAAGGAAATATCCTCGTTAGATAGGGGTATTTTATGAAATCAAATAAATATAAACAGAGAGAGGTAAAATATGGCATTTCCAACAAGTCAAATTGGCACAACTAACTTAGATTCAGCGAGCGACGATCCATCATTGGCACGTTCAGATTTGTTTGATGCTGTAACCAGTCTCAACTCAATTATTGCAGATGCAAATGGCGCAAATGGCGTTGTTGTAGCAAATGCAAGTGGCAAGATCACAGCCGCTAAATTGCCCAACACTATAACGGCAACAGGCACACAAACTTTTAATCCAACCAACGGCGTAGTAAACATTCAAAACGTTCTACGTCTTAGTTCACTAACAACAGCACAAGTAAATGCACTAAGCACTAACACAGAAGGTGATGTTGCAATGGTTTCAAATGGCAACGCAGGCGCATTATGCTTGGGTGTATATGACGGAACAAATTGGAAGGTAGTAGCACTTGGTGCAACTATTAGCGCCACGTAATGCCTGATACTACAGAATACGAGCGAGCCCATTTAGAAGCACACGTTGATTTGTGTGCCATAAGGTATGCACAATTGAATGACCGTTTAGAAAAAGTTGAAACAGCAGTAAGTGAATTACATCAAGGTATTATCAAAGGCAACAAAGGATTAGTCAAGGCTATGATCGTTGCGGTAAGCACCGTTGTTGTTGCTCTAGTAGGCGCTGTTGCAACAATTATAAGTTCAATGCCAGTTTAACCCATCCAAAAGTTTAGGTCCTTTAAATAGTAGTATGGACAAGGGCATACCAAAAGAAATACAAGATCGTTTAGAATACATAACTTCTACGCACAATGGTGGTCAGCCTGAAGTTGTGGGCATACGTCCTATTCCAGCACCTTGCGACGATTGTGATCTACAAATTGAAAAAGAAATGCGTGTGGTAACACTAAAAAGACATCTAACTCCATATGTGCATTGGAGAAGACAATGTAAGGTGTGCAAACTATTTCTTAGTGAAGAAACAGGCAAATTTGACAGCACATCACAAGAACTAACCGCTTTTTACCATAATTTACGCAGAACAACTAAATACAACTGTAAGAGCAAGTAAGGCTGTCACTTTACTTTCTACAAGTAATATAAATGTATGCGTTATCTGACAACGCACTCCTAAAATAAAATTGCCATTTTGTTTTTATATTACCTTAGCACTTACTCAAACGCTCCAAGCGTTATAAGCCCACTCACGTAGTGGGCTTTTTTTTGTCTTGACTTTGACTGGTTTAGATAGTATAATAGTAGTGTTATAGTCTATTTAATTACCACTTTTTAAGGATTATGATAAATAACATTGTATTGACACACAAGGAGAAAATGAAATGGCAA